TCTGGGTTTGGGTGGAACTGTAAGAACTACAGTCGAACAAGCTAAAGTCGCACCAAAAACTCCAACTATTGATGAATCTCAAGAAGATGAAGATTTTGATATGACATATTTTGAATCTTTAGTAGATGCCGATTAAGATGTAAATGAAACCCCACTTCGGTGGGGTTTCTTGTTTAACACGGAACTAAATTTCCTTTTTGAATATGATTTAATGTACTATCATTAGCACGACAATGTGCTGAACCTGGAGGAACAGAACTACCTGATGATTTTGATGGAGCTGGTGCTGAAGATTTTTTATCAGGTAATGGAATATATGATGTTGTATGATTTTTATTAAATTCGTCTGTTAAGTTTTTTTGTTGTTTTGCATTATAATCTGTTGTTACCTTGTTTATTGGTGTGACTACAGTATGTTTGGCTTTACCAGTAATTACTGGTTGAACTGTTGCTGGAACATTAGCGACCACATCATTTTTGTGCATGTTTGTTACTGGTGCATTAATTTGCGGCACTTCTGATGGTAAATCCCTACTTGGTTGTTTTTTTACTTTTGGTTCTTCTGGTTTGAAATAACTTGCTGTTTGTTTTACTTCACGGTCCCATTCTTTACCTGATGCGGAGACAAAACTATCTCCATTATACATATCTTTGGCAATGTTCCAGACAGCTTTCGCGGAATTTATGGCTGCATTTGCTAAAACTTCTTTAGCTGCATCCGCACCAGCCAGTCGTGCATCCTTGAGTATTTCTTCACCAGATTGTTGTTCTAGTGGTTTTTTTACTTCAGTTTTTGGAACTGTATCTTTTTCCGTACTTTTATTATTTGATTCAACCCATTCGGTTACTTGTTGCCATCGAGGAAGATGAACTCCAGAAAAAATTGGAGACAAACTGGTTAATGTATTTTCTAAAGCCTGCATCATACTATCATAAGCCTGACCAACTTTGGTCATAACTGTTGTTTGAAGTTCTTTTAAAAATGAAGTAACATCAATAACTAATTGATCTATCACCTCATTTTTAAGTTTAGTAAAACCATCTTCAATTTTTTTAGTAAATTCATCCCAAGGTCCAATAAGTTCTTTTATAAATTTAAATATTTTTCCCGATTCAGCAATTAAACCCATAATCAATAAACTACCCCATGAAGATTTATCAGGTGTTGATTTAAATTTTTGAATTTTTTGATATTTTTGAGTTTTATATTTCTTTTCTTTTCTTTTTTCTTCACTAAAATTTCTGTCTAATTCTTTTTGTTTAATCAATTCCAATCTATCTTCTTTTAATTCTATATAAATTTTGGCCAATATATCAGAAATACTATCATTCTTTTTAAGTTTGGTAGATTTAGTACCTGATGAAATTTTAGTATATAATGCATCTGTTTGATTTTTAGAAGTATCTACTGTATCTTGAACTTTTAATTTACCTGTATCAGTTTTTGCTTCAATGACATCAACTCTAGATATAAGAGATTTAACAATACTTAATAGATTTTTAGATATTTTTTGTTTATTTTTCGTTTTCATATCATCTTTGGTTTATTAATGGCATATCGTTAGATGTTGTTTTAATACTGTTCTGCGTTGAATCAGGAACAACATAAGGAATATATTTATATGTTTTTTGAGTCATTATAACAGTATTAGATTGTTTTTTATTATGTTTTTGTTCAGTAGATTGCTTACTTAAATTTTCACCTGTAGTTACTGTAGGAAGTACGATAGTAGAAGGTAAAGTGGTTGGTGCTGGTGTTTCTGTTGTTGCAGGTTTTATGCCCTGAGTTTCATTTCTCATGGCTAATAATTCTGCTGAGGCTTGTTCTGCGGATATAGATGCCTTTTGTCCTGATGTGGATACACCAGAACCCGATTTATATTCAACTGATGCAAATTCTTGAGATAATCCACGGAGTGCACTATCCAATAATGATCCATTTATTATTCCAGGATCATCAGGTGCTGCTTCTAAATATTTTACAATTTCTGGTCGTTTTCCTTTAATCAAATATTCGGAAAATAATCTTTCTTGAACATCAGAAGAAAAAGTTTCAGATGGTTTAACAAATCCTCTGCGTATAGCATCATCCATTGTCATTCTAATCATTTGGTATTTACCAACAGCACTAATATATTCCGAATCATTTCTTGAAAGATGTTGTCTTCTTGATATTTCACCAACAGTCATTCCAGAAAAGTTTTCACCACCAGAATATTTTCTTATTTCTGTTTTGCTGCCGTCAACCAATCCACGATTTGCTGCATTATAATTATCATTGCCAAATTTATCTTTACCACTTTCACCACCAGCTATAAGTTTAGACATTCCAACAGCACTACCAACACCAAGGCCAATTCTAGATATTGTTCCAATCATTCCTAAGTTTGATTGTACAGTAGAAAAAACTGTTTTTACTATATTCAATCCAAAATTAGCAATATCTTTAAGCCATTTAAAATCTAAAATATTTTTATTTACACCTTTGACCCAGTTCATTAATTTAGCTAGATTATCACCAGATTTTAACATCTTCCAATATTCATATATTCGCCAAGCTTCATAACCTTCAATAATGGCCTCAGTATCCATTTCATCCGGTTTAGGTTTAACTTTAGGTTCACCAGTATCAGATTCAATTTTACTGTATCGTTCAACCTGAGGTTCTTCTTCACGGATAATCTTACTATTTTGTTTTCTATCCTTCTTATTCAAAGCAATCAAATTAAATATCTTAGCAGCAATATCAGAAAAACTATCATTCATTTTTACAGCTGTATTTTGTCCAGCACTAATTTTTGAATAAAATGGATCATCCATGTTAGAAACATTTGATTCAGAAGCTGAATTAATGTTGCTTAAATTATTTTTAAGTTTTTCTGATATTATATGTTTTGTCATTTGTTTTTCTGCTTCATTTTCTCATTTTCTTCTTCAATATATTGGGTGAGTAAACTTATATAAATGTCCCGTTCCCATGGAATCATTCCTTCAAGTTCGCCCAAACTGTATTTGTGGTGTTGCATCAATGCGAAATTTGTAATATAATAGTTCTTCAAGTTATCATGACGAAAAGTTATCCGAAAAAATTTTCGAGACCCTCCACCTCTATTGAATGATGGTGGCCACACTTTGAACAAACTATGTTAATATTTTTATTCAATTTAGGTAAATGTTCAAAAAATTCTTGAATCTTAGCAAATTGTTCTGTGTTTAGAGATTCTATGAAATCTATCAATTCAGTACGTTCTGTTTCCTTTGCATAAAAAAATTGTTGGCCATCATATATGTGTTCTATACTATCAATAATCATAGCAAATGCAATATCATTTAATGAATTTGTTTGATTAACTGCTTTCATTATTGAATACTGCGGATATTTAAACTTTATACTAATCTGGTCACTTAGTTGTATAACATCCTTTATGTTTTCATCAAAATTAACTTCAATTTCCAATAAATTAAAATTAGATTCCATAATGTTATTGCACGGTTTACCTTCTACATCATTTTCACATCTGTATTTACTTTCAACAACTTCACCAACAGACCTAGCTCTTAAATTGATAAAATAAAATTCAACATCTAATATGGGTAATGAATCAATATCTAATACAGGTGATATGGTACAATTCTGTATGACCTGTTTGATATTCTTCTCAATGGTTTCTTTATCATCTGATTCCATCGCTATCAATAAATTTCTTTGTTCTTTAACTAGAAATGGTCTAAATCTAATCTCTTTCTTGCTTAATGGTAATGTCAAGTCATATATTATACAATCTAACTTTGGTAAAGCCATAATCTAACTCCTAATAATTATAAAATTTTATGTTACCTAATGGGTGATGGTGTCGGCCTATTCCACAGGCTTCGTATGTCTGTCACTGGGCCACCAAAATATGGTTTATCAACAACTGTTGGTCCTTGTGGTATTGCAGTTGTTGGTGTCGTTGGTAATATTCCACTTGTAATATTTCCTGGTGAACTAAATGATTCTCCTAATCCCCCCAACATTCCAGATAATCCAGCTATACCAGATTGTATCAAACTAGATCCAATATATTCCAATGAATTGTTTTGCCAATAACTATATGCAAACATTACTGTTAATTTGTGATACCCATCATGAGACCAATCTAAATCCAATTGGTTAACAGATACAGGATAAGCATCTATCAGATTTATAGAATATGATAAATCACCATTTGTATCATATTGATTTACCTGCATTGTGGTGGAATAATCACTTTTATATCGAAAATCAAATTTGTAGGTAGGATTGATATAATCCATCCAATATTCAAAAAATATCTTCTCACTCATATCATCAGAAACAATAAATGTCATTGATGTATCATTGTAATTTGAATGATATGGATATTTCTCAATAGGTGTAGAACCAAATTTCTGTTCAGCTGTGGCAAAAGTTCTACTAGGTAGTTCAGCAGATTCACATCTATATGTTAAATTCTTTGCTGTTCCTAAAAATGGAATCAATGTTGCTGGTATTGGAATTCTAACATCAAATCGACTTGGACGAGCTGCATCAGTCTTAAAACTTGCTATAAAATTGTTTATATCTCTAGACATTTTGGTTTGCCTTATC